ATTGTCCCCAGCGACAAGCGGAAAAGCCACCGTGATGGTTTCCATGGCGGCATGCAGCGGCGGGTTGGTATTTGGATTAAAATGAATCGGAATGGTCATCCCGCCCGGCTCGACTAGGTCCCCCGGAATATAGGTGCGGTTGCCGACTTGATTCGCCCCCGCGTTTGCCGTCCCCATATGCGTTGTCTCATGCATATTGCGGGAAATTTCATCAAACTGGGGCACGTCCACGATATTGGCGCTAAAACCTGTCGTGGCAAAGGTGATGGTGATCCCAAATCCCACATCTACCGCTGCGCCTGGCATAATTCAGCCTCCTTTACGTCGTAAAATCGTAGGTCACCAGCGCAGCGGGGCTGTATTGCAGCACCTCGCCGGCGTTATTAATCGCCCCCACCACATACTGATACCCCACCGTCTGCAGCACATCATGCAGCGCGGTCGGGTCGTCGTAGGGTGAGGCGGTATCCGTGTCCAGCAGGTCTGTCACGTAGTCCATGTCCCCTGGTCCCACGCGCCGATAGATACGGTACGACACCGGCGCCCCGGCAAAGCTCCAGGTCAGCACCACGCGCCCGGTTTTGCCATCCCCCACAGGTCGTACGGCGTAGAGGCCACCCGTGCCCTGGTGCGCCGGATGCGTAGCCACATCCCGTGTGCTGCGACCCACCGCCACGCCTGGCACAGCGACAGCCCACAGGCCATAGAGGCCACCGGTGCCCCACGTGCTGGTCATGACGGGTTCGGCAAGGGGCTCGAAGGCGTAGAGGCCGCCCGTGCCAGCAATCAGGGTGTCAGCCATGGCCTAATTCTCTAACCAGGTATCGCTCGTTTCCACGACCCACACGCCCCCATCGCCGCCCTGCTTGATGACCCGAAAGTCTTTCCCAGCCAGGTCGAGCGCTCCCGGAAACGTCGCCCCATCGCTCACGGCGGCGATGGCATGCCCCCAGTGATACATCCCGCGCCAGATGCCGCGCACCGTGTTGCCGCCCTGGATATGCGTCACGCGAATCGGCGGCGTGTAGATCTGGCTATCGGCGGCGTTCTTATAGCCCAGGTTGCCCTGCATGGCATAACCACTGGCGATGGCAGACGGATTGAGGCTGCGATCCCCGGTTTTGCTGGCCTGCACTGCCCCAGCAGCCTGGGACGCATCGCGGAATACAAAATGTCCGGGCAGCAGCGTGGCCGCGGTCGCGCCCAGCATATGCCCAAAATCGACATCGCCTCCAGCGCCTACTCCAATAGTCGCGGTATTTTCTATCGCCCGACCCATGATCATGATCCGATAGCGGTCGTCAGCCACAAAGGAATAGAAATCCCCAAACATCCAGCAGGTATAGACACTCGCCGCATCCCCCGTGTTGATCCACATATAGAACGTGCGTTCATCGGCCACCGCCAGCCACAGACGCGGCGTGGCATCCGCCGTCGCCGACTTGCGCACAAACAAGCCGTTGGCCATCTGGGCGACGGTGGGACATGGGATGGTGCCGGTGTTCACGTCGGTCATGCTCTCGTAGCCGACAATCCGGGCTTCCTGCCCGCCAGCAGCCCCAGGGCCCGCGTCGTTCACGCGCAGATAGGCTCTGAGGGCTGTATCGGCGGTCGCAGGTTGACGATACGCCCGGATATTCGTTGTCGTGAACGCGATGTTCCAGCCCGCAGCCACCAGCACCGCATCCAGCACGGCCACCAGACTGCCCACCTGCCCGTCCAGTTGGACTGCTCCAGGGTCGGTGGAGCGATAGAGGGCCACAGCCATACAATGAGGCTCCTAGTTCAATTTGTAGGCCAAGTTGAGCTGGTTTCCACCAACCACACCCCGCCATTCCCGCCTTGCTTTACCACCATGAGCGTCTTGCCCACCAAATCCTCACGGCCGGGCATCGTCTCGCGGTCGGTCACGTTCGAGATGGCATGGCAGAAATGGTATTGCCCGCGCCAGAGCCCACGCCGCGTCATACTGTTGGCGGGATGCGCGATGATCACAGGAGGCGTGTAGGCATACTGATCTGCCGGGTTTTTGTAGGCGATATTGCCGAGCAGGGCCTCACTCGTGCTGAAGCTGAGCGCACCGTTCTTCACGGCGGCGATGGCCCCCGCGTTCGCCAAGACATCTCGAAAGACCCAGCAAAACTCCGTTGCCACGCTGGCGTCCGTCTCCAGATAATCCCCGCGGTCAATATCACTGCCGACCGTGCTGCTATTTTCGGTCACCCGCCCCATCACCATCACGCGGTAGGGATCCGCCGCCACAAACGAGTAAAAGTCCCCAAACATCCAACAGAGATAGGTGTCTGCGGCATCGCCTGTGTTGACCCACATGTAGAACGTCCTGGCATCTGCCACCATCAGCCAGGGCCGCGTGGTGGCATTGGCCGTGTTGGATTTGCGCACAAACAGGCCATTGGGGAAGCTCGCCACCGTGGGGCAGGGCAGCGTCCCCGTGTTGACGTCGATCATGGTCTCATAGCCGACGATACGCGCTTCTTTCCCGCCCCCAGAGCCCGGCCCATTATCATCGACGCGCAGATACGCTCGTAGCGCACTATCGGCGGTGGCGGGCTGCCGGTAGGCGCGGACGTTAGTGCCCGTAAAGGCGATACTCCAGCCCGCAGCCACGAGCACGCTATCGAGGACTGCCACCAGACTGCCGGCCTGACCGTCGAGTTGGATGGCCCCCGGATTACTGCTTTTGAAAACCGTTACCGGCATACAGTTCCTCGCTAGGGATCAAGCACAAACTCACCTTCCAACTCAGGCACGGGAGGGACGGCCGGTGCTGGGAGCGGCAGACCGCCCTTGTACCAGATGTTGACGTCGAGCGAGCGCTGATAGTCGCCCCGCTCGCTGCCATCGGACGGCGGTACATAGGCGTCTTCCGTGGTGTCGATCCCCACAAAACGCACACTCAGGTCCTCCATCAGGGGTCGCGTCTGCACCCACCGTTCGAGCGCCGTTTGTAGCGCCGTGGCGACTCTGGTTCGTGCGGGCTCGGTCTCCGCGAACACGTCGAGCTGCACATGCGCGTTGGCGATGCCCGCCGGGCCGGTGAAGTGGTACACGGGCACATCACTCAGCCCGGTATAGGTCACGTAGGGCATATAGCGATGCTTCGGCTCGGTTGGCCCTGGCGTTGGCGCCACCTCGGGGTAGATGCGCGTGGCCACGAGGGCCACGACGCTACTCTGGGAGACGAGATAGGTGTAGAGGGCTTCTTTCAGGGTCATAGGTCCCCCTTCACACCCTTCCGTTCATCAATCTTGCGCAACAGCTCTCTGGCTATAGCCTCGTCATCGTCGCCATACGGATTGTCGGGCGCGGCTTTTATCGCGGCCAGTGCCTCGCGTACCCACGTCGTCACCACGCGGGCATGTTGCCCCATGCTCCCCGGCGTCAGAATCGCCGTCGCCCCTGCCTTGAGCGGCTCGGTGGTCCCTTCCGGGATCATCAGCAACGCCATCTTCTGCGCGATGAGCTTTTTCACGTTGGGGCCTATAGGCTCTGTCACGGCCGCACCTCCCGCTCTACTCCCGCACGAATCTCGGTCGCCAGGAGATTGATAGCTGCTGCCCTGTGTGTCTCTGCTGGGCCTTTCATGAAACGCCGCCCCGGAATATGCCTCCGGTTCCCTCGGGTGCGAAATCCATATTCCAGGTGCGCGGGGTAGTAACTATTGCCTCGCTCATCAATACCGAGTTCCGCGCGGGTCCCTGCATAGATAGATGCGCCCACAACCTGTCTGCGCCTTCCGCGCATCGCGCGAATTTTATAGGAGTTGCGCAACCGCGCAAACCGTATGGCGATGCGCTGAGCCTGGCGGCGCTGTTGTTTGGAAATAGTCAACAATCGCCCTCCGCGCCCACGCCGTTGCTGGATATGTACCCGACGCACCGGGGTTGCCGCCTGGATTTTTGGGAGCAGAAATCTGGCGACTTTCCGCAAAGCACCCGCAATGACGCGCCGTTCGATCTTATCGGGCAGCCCTGCGAGGGCGGCCTGGGCTTCACGATCCCCGTGCCAGGTGAGAGTAACTTGAGCCATAGTGCTGCTCTCTACGGGGTCAATTGACCCGAAGCAAAGGGGCCGGTTGGCGGCATCGTGAGGATATTGCCCGTCTTCCCGACCCCCAAAAATGTTGTGTACCACGTCGCTACCAAGTCTGCCACGGGATGAATCGACCCCGGCGTGGCCCCGGCGACATATGGTGTCCCCACGACCGGCGCTGCCGCCGCGCCCAAGGTAATATCGCCACCGGTATGGGCTTTCAGTGGCTGCCCTGGACTCGCCGCATGCAAGGCGATGCCTTTGACGGCAGCGGTCAGAACACTCGCATTCGCGTCCCCTAGCGCCCACTGGCTCGAGGCGTTCTCATAGAGCGTCTGCCCGGCAGTGACCGCCTCGCTTGCAAGGAGTGTTTTCGAGTCAACCCCTGTCGCTGCGGCCAGCACCTGCGAGGCTGTTATAGCTAACGCAACCATCTACACATCCTCCATACACAGCGTCGTGGTTTCGATCCCTCGTTCTTCCGGGTTCATCGGCGGCATCAGCACGTTGAGCACGCGCGTCCCAAAGAGCAGCCGGTGCGCAGCCGTCAGCCCCTCGTAGTGGCGCATCGTGACTTTATGGGTTAATCTGCCATCGACCATATGCGCCTCCAGCAGCTCTTTGCCCCGGAGTGGCTCCACCGCCGCCCAGCGTGTCGCCTCCGTCGTCCACACCTCGGCGACGCCGCCAGCTGGATCGCGGTCTTGCTGATTGGCGGGCTTGCTCTGGATCTGGACGCGATGGCGCAACCGCCCTGCCTGCATACCCTTACTCCTATCCCACCAGGAGGTTCGTCAATCGATAAGGCCAGACAAAACGCTCGACGGCCAAGGGCATCACATCAAGGGTTTTCTCTGTCACGGCCTCGCGATGCTCATACAGATGTGCGACCCACAGGAGGATCGCCGTCCGCAACGGCTCCGGCACATTGGCAGCGTTGGCGCCGTAGCCCGCCGTATAGGTGATCTGGACCGCGTCGAACTGGATGCGCACCGACGGCCAGGAGGCCCCATACGCTAGATAGAGCCTGCCCGGCTGCGCATAGATATCGGCCCGGTAGTTGCTGCCTGCCCACGTCTGCGTCACGCCGTCCGCATCGACGTAGGCGACAGCGCTGATCGTCAGCAGTGGAGGCTTCGGCAGCTCGATATACGGACACCCCGGAAAGCCCCAGGCGCGATAGACCCACGTCGCCGTGATGAGTTGCCGCCCGGTCTCGTTTTCCACTTGCTGCCGTACCGCCTCGATGTAGTTCCCGAGCAGCGTATCCTGCTCCGCGTCCACCGCATCAATGCGCGACTGGGCCTTCACCTCGGCGAGTGTCACGGGCTCTGTGGTCGGTGGCACCGTTTGCACGAGCGAGTATCGCATCAGCGCCCCTCGCTCCTCGCCTGGATCGCGGCCTCGGCGGCCTGCTCGGCGGCCTCGCGCGAGGCGCAATCTCTGCCTTGCAGGACCGGCTCTTTGCCCTCGCCAGGGACCGCCCAGCCCCATTTTCTGGCGCCTGTCCCGCTCTGCGTCACGGTATACGGAATGCTGTTATAGGTCCGCTGATACGTCGCCATCATTACCGTGCCTGCACCACTTTGGCATAATCCACGCGCAGGGTTTCCGCATTGGCACCGCCGGCCTTAGCCCCCAGCACGAGATGCATTTCTTCCAACCCTGCCAGCGTAATATTATGGGCCGTGCCTTTCACGCCGTTCAGGTATGGGGTAATGATGCCGGTGGTCCCATCATTGGGGTTGAACAGCATCCCGACCCGATACCAGGTATTATTGACAAAAGCTCCTACATTCGCATTCGTGACCTGCGTCCCGGCGTTGCTTGTCTCAAAGCGCCAGAGCAAGCTGCCGTCCACCTTGTACCACACCGCCCCATCATAGGAGGCAGGCGGGCCGCCGCCGTTATCCAGCAGTGTATTGGCACCGACCGCATCGGAGAGCCCGACAATGAGATTGGCATCGTCGGTATTGGCTTCGGTCAAGGCGACGCGCGCTTCAAACCAGAGCGGTTTACTAGCCGCAAAGAGCCAGTTTTCGGCAATAGACGAGACATAAATCTCGTCATTGTCATTCACATCTGTCGCGATGGAGACCACGCCACCCGCCGCATCAAGCATGCTGGGCGTGGAGACCGCCCCGTCCTTGACCACGGCATAGCGGCCTACCGTCGCCGTGGCGTCAAACATGGTGAAATCATCACACCAGGTATGATAGAGCGACGGGTCCAGGGCATTAACATTCGGCCCGAGACGATTGCGGCTGTGGGTATAGAGTCTCAATAAGGCATCAGCAGGCATACGATGCTCCTCTGCACGGGGACCAATATGGTTCCATGGCGGTTAGGGGTTAAATCGTCTCAGACACATGTTCCGTCTCGGGGAACGCTCGCTCGCTCGCCTGTTCTTGCTCCTCCTCCCCCAGTACAGTGTGCTGATCATCAGCAGCCGTCCAGAGAACATAGACGCGCACGCAACCAGGGAAGACCCTACGCGATAATATCGACCGTCAACCCATCATGAGCAAAGCGCGGGCTATGCCGGATATAGGTCACAACGCCCTCATCTGTGCCGGTGGCAAATTCGAGTTGGACCGAGACATACCGCACATTGCTCACCCCAGCGTCATTGCCCTCTTGGATAATTTCTTCCGCTTGACATTCCAGAAAAACCTGATCGCCGACGGCATCAGGCTGCGATGTGAGCGCATGCTCTTTGATGACGACATCGGTACCACTGCCATCGCTATTGGGATTCGCAATAATGCGAAACCGGTCCAGCGCCCCGGTACCAATCGTGCGAAAGAACGAGGCAGCAAAATACCGAAAATTCTGCATATCGACCCAGGCGACATCCACCGGATCGGGGCCATCGGGATCAAAGTCATAATGGCGGATCGTCGCGTTGGCGAACAATTTGTCAAAGGCTTGCGGGCTTGCCATAATCCTCTCCTTCTTGTGTTATGCGGTCTCCCTCACCGCAAGACCGCCCTCCACCCTCACGGGTTACGCGGCAAGCCGCACATAGGGACTTAAAGTGTTGGCCCCCCGTTTCGGCGTCAGGGCCGTGCGCCACCAGGGCGCGCCATCGTTGCGCATCATGAACCGGAATGCGCGCTCAGCGTTGACAAACCGCACATGGATACTTTCCGCCGTCTGGAGCGGCTGGTATGTCCCCTCCAGATACTGGCTCCAGTCAATCAGCATGAGATCGCCCGCGGTCCCAAGCGCATTGACATACTCGCTGTAGAATAACGGGCGTCCCATGAGCGTCGAGGGCATATCCACGGCAGCATTCTGGACGAAGATGGCCGAACCACCCGCCCCGACGGTCAAGCTGAGTTGCCCGAGTTGCGGGATAACATCATGGTTGGCCAACCAGATACAGTTGCGATACCGCCAGGCCCGCGCCATCATGTTGATGATGTCGAGGTAATCGATTTCCCCCGCCAACTGGCGTGCCACGCTGATCAAGGCCGGCGAATTGTTGATCCCGAGAAACTCGCCCACGCCGGTGCCATTGAGCCGCTCATCCAGGATCTTCGAATCAAATTCATCCGAGAAGCCCGCCTGGAGAATAGCGATAAACGACATGGGGGATTCGGACAAAATCTCTTCCGTCGCATAGCTAATGCCCATGAGGCTATTGGCATGCAACGTAATACGCTCAAATTCCATGCGCAACGACGCAACCGTATCGGCCTCGGCACGACGATAGACGCGTAAGCCCCCGCTCACACTGGTGGAGTGGTTCTTATCCACCCGCGCCGCAATCTCGACCGTAGACGCCTGCATGGGCACTTGCGTCACGCGGCCCATGGTCGGGTCCATCTCGGGCTCAATCCGTAGCAGCCCCGGCATAAAGGCAATGGGGATCAAATAGCCGCCGTAAGGGTCGCTAAAAGTGCTTTGTTCATCTGACCCTGCCGCCCCACGGACCCGCAGAAACTGGAGTTGTGCGCTTTCCCGGCCACCTTGCCCGGCGCGCATGACATCAAGCAACATGGCGCGATGATCCTTATACCCTTTCTTCGGATCATCTTCCCAGAGCGGCCGTGTAGTGATACGCGGTTGCACACGGGTAATCCCCTCTTGAGGTGCCGGAAGACGATTAAAATTGCCACGGACGGCCTCAATCTGGCTTTTCTTTTCGCTCAATTGACGAAGGCGCTCATTTTCGGCCAGATGCTTCTGGATCTGATCCGCACGCTCAGTGAGCCGGTCCACCTGGGCCTGCTCGTCATCATTCAGCTCCCGCCCATCCTGTTGCGCTTGCTCAATGATCTCTTCAGCGGAGGCAAGCGAATCAGCAGCCTCTTTGCGCAACTCTTTGACGTTGGCGACTTCCATGTCAGTCCTCCTGGCCCTCCTGGCCATCGGTTGCTGAGACGTCTCTCTCCACTAGGCGTGCGCGCACAGCAGCAATGGCCTCGGCGACACGCACACTCCTCTCTGAGCGCCCCCGACGCCGGCGCATCTTCCCGGCAGCCTCGAGGGCCTGCTCAAAACTCTCGATCCCATCAATCAAGCCCAACTCCAGGGCCTGGGGCGCCAGCCACACTTGCCCCGTGGTGACCGCCGCCAGCCGCGGGTTGCTGAGCTTGCGGCCCTGCTGGACATCGCGGAAAAACTGTGCCCCGATGCCCTGCACAATAGCGTCAACCTCCTGCAAGAGTTCGTCTGTCACGGGCGTTCCTGGTGCGCCTAAGCCTTTATAAGGGCCGGTACTCACCACATGGACCTTGAGCCCCATCTTTTCGGCCACGCCGCTTTCATCCCACACTTCCGCGAGGACGCCAATGCTGCCTACCTGGGTAATGACCGTCGCGGTAATCCGCTGCGCCTGACTCGCGACCCAGTAGGCGGCGCTGGCGCCCAGATCCTCAATATGCGCACTCACGGGCTTTTTCTCGCTGGCCCGGCGCACCTCCTCGGCCAATTCCATCGTGCCCGCCACCATGCCGCCCGGCGAGTCAATCGCCAGCAGGAGACTCGTAATCTCCTCATCGGCGAGCGCTTGGCGAATCGCCCGCCGCGTCAGGATAGTCGAGGTCCCGCCCATCGAACTCGGGGCCTTGCTCATTTGATCGACAATCCGGATCAGCGCGATATCGTCCACCTGGCTGTAGAGTTTCCCTTCCCGGCGCTGCACGTCACTGGTCGCCGCCTGAAAATGCCAGGTGGCATCGTCAGCCACGCGCTGGCTATAAGCCTGCAAGGTACTTTCCAGGAGACGTGCCTTCCACAGCCCACGATTGACCTGCTGCAGCGCCTGTTGGCACCAGAGCGGTTCAATGGCCCATAGGCCGATGTGCGCCTGGACGCAATGGCCGGCTTCACCCTGCATAGGCATGCTCCTCGGGGTGGTGATGGCCATTGCGATGCGCACCAGGATCACTGGGGCTGACCGGACGCTGAGCCTGGCGGGGCTGCCGGGCGGTGCCGTCCACGATTTTGCGGACTGGGGCCATCTGGATCTGCATAAAGCGTTCGTCACCCCCGTCGTAGGGGTCCATATCTTCCAGTTCCAGGACGATATTAGGGGAGTAGATGCCGGTCATGACCATCGTGCGGTAATACTCCGCTCTGGCCTTCGAGTCCCCCTGGAGCAGGGCCCGGACATCGTGGCGGACATAGAGGGCCGGATCCTCCGCCAGCAGTTTCATGGCGAGTTCTTGTTCCCACATCCGGTGCCAGGGCGCCATGGTGTCTTGGATATGCTCAATAGACTGGTGCTCGATATTGGTGAAGTGCGCGTTGGTCAAATCCGCAATCTTGTGGGGCTGCATGCGGAACAGCCGGCAAAGCTCCAGGACACCGAACGCCCGCGTCTCCAAAAATTGGGCTTGCTCTGGGGGAATCGTCACCGACGTCCACGTGAGCCCTTCTTCCAGCACGCGCGTCCCATTGCCCGCGGCATTCCAGCGTGCCTTTAGTTTCTCAATGTCGGCCTCCGTCTTAAACTTGCCGGGATGCGTGAGGATACCGGTTGGTTGCCCCCCATGCCCAAAGAACTCGGCGCCATACTGCTGTGCCGCGAGCGCCGCGCCAAGCGTCTCGCGGGCAATCTGGGCGACCGTATAGCCCACAAGCCCATCCCCGCTCGGCCCCTTCAGGTGAATCATGTCGGAGGCGGGGACCACATCGGGCACCTCGACCGGCTCGCGGGTGGTGAATCGGTTGGAGACCTCATAGACAATCTCACCGCTCTCCTGATCACGCTGGGGGATGACCCGCGCCGGATGAATGGGATAGATGCCTATGACCTGGCCTTCTGTCCGCGTCATGCTGCGGTCGCGTACGATGTACCCATAGCCATTGCCCCAGCCCACGGCATGGTGCGTCATAACATAGCGCCCGATATAGGCGGTCATGTCGCGATTGAACACGTGCTGGAGGATGCGCCAGAGGGGATGATCGCGGACTTTCTCCCGCCCGTGCTCCAACTCGCGCAGTACCGGCAACGGCAGTTTGGCGCAGTCCTGGGCAATGACGTTCAGGCAGGCGTAATAGGCCGCGAGCGCCAGACTGCCCTGGGGAGAGACCCGCACGCCCGCATGGCTCCGTCCGCCGCCCCCGAACCAATCGACCAGCCAGGGATCAGGCGTCTGGGTAGTCGTGGTGCCACCGAAATGCGAGGCCCGCAGGTCCACGGGCATGAGCAGGCCGCTTTCAGTGCTGGTGTAGCCGGGAGGGGCGACGGGCGTAGGCATTGTTAGAGCCTTTGTACAAGCGGTGCGGTCAGGATGGGCAGCGGGGCACCGTCCTCGCTGGATACGAACGATGCATGCTCGACAACGAGCCAGATCGTCAGCGGTGTGCGCGGGGCGGTGCCATCGCCAAAACGTGGCTCATGTCCTGGCGCACGCTCAACCACGACATCATGGATGCGTGTCTCTGGCGGCAGGGCATCGCGCACGACTTCATAGCGCCCTTGGGCAATCTGGATCAGGATCTCTGGCGCAAAACCGATCTTGGCAAACCCCATGGCGTCCTCGGGGAATAAAAAAAGGCCCGCTGCCAGAGGAATATCCCCTCCAGCAACGGGCCTCTACATGGGCCTTGGAATACGAATGGATCATGGCGGCTCTACATGGCCGCTCAGGTCGCTACAGCAGGCACCACCGCCCGCTGTAACTCCTCATGTAATGCTTTAAGTATATACTGATTGAAGCGGGTCATGTCAAGCGTCGTCTCGTGTTTGCAATGCGCACAAATGATGATCCCAACCAGATAGCCCGCAAACAGGGGTTTGCGGCAGCGCGGGCAGCGATAGAGCGGCCAGGGCGGTGTCTGTCCCTCATTCATAGCACTACCAAGCCTCGCGTACTGTACACCGATTCTTCGTTCCGCTCCCGCGCCATCGCCCGATTGAGGGCAATCACCGCCGCAACCATCGGGTCAATCTTGTCCGCACTGGCCTGCTTATCGGGCCGTACACCGCCCACGCCATCCCGCTTCAGGATGACATTGCCGGCGGTCCATCGCACGAGCTTGTTGCCGCCATGATGAAACTCCCCACGGTTCACGAGACGTTCCAGTTCCATGGTGGGTGCGGCCATTGATTGTGGGCTACTGAACACTTTCACCATCGCAAAGCCATCGCTCATCAGCTCTTGACTGAGCTGCGCTGCTTGAAACTTGGGGTCAATGCCGATTTCTTGGATGTCGTACTGTTCAGCCAGCGTGTTAATCTGTGCCCGGATCACATGATAGTCGGTCTCATCGCCCTCGGTGCTAAGCAGCTCTCCGCGCTGGCAACTCTCAATATAGATCGTGTCGCCCCGCCGCTCGCGGTCCTTGGCTTCCTTCTCGGGAATCCAATTCCACCAGAGCACGTCATAGGAGTCATCGTCATTCGGGAATAAGAGGCAGAAAGAGGTGAGGTCTGAGCTCGCCCCCAGATCGAGCCCGCCCCAGCAGCGCCGCCCCTGGAGAGCGAGAGGGTCGACACGCCCCGCTGACCCATCCCATTTCTGCATATTCAGCCATAAACTCGCCTGTTTCGTCCGCACATTCAGATGTAATCTGAGAAACGTCGGCAAATAGGCCGGGGTTTCTTTCGCCCGCTCGCTCTCGGTCTTCAGGTAATCAAGCGACACGCTGACGCCCAGATTGGGATTGGCGATCTGCCATATCTCCGGGTTCTGGTAGTAGGCAGGATCGGTATAATCGACATCCACGCCCTGCCATTGCTTCGGAGCCTCGTAGATCACCGGCAAAAACGCAGGATTGTGAATGAGGCCATCCCGGACCTTGCAGGCATAGTCATAAATTTCGTTACAGATGGAGGGGCGGTCAAAGTCGGCGGTGGTCAGGTACACGATAAGCGGCTGCTTGCGGTTGGCCGAGGCCATCGAGGTCCGCAGCACGTCAATAAGGTTGCGGCTGTCCTGGACATGCAACTCATCGACAATGGCCAGATGGGTTGTCCCGCCGTGTTTGGTGTCGGCATCGGAGGAAATAACACGGAGAAAGCTAAATTCCTCCTCAATCACAATGCTTTTCGCCTGGCCTGCCGCGGCATTGCCGCCATAGATGCGACACCGTGCCTTCAGTTCGGGCTCGTACTCGACCATCCCCTTGCAGTACCGAAAGAGGTTGCCCGCCTGCTCCCGTTCCCCCGCCGCAATATAGTTTTGTTGCCCGGTCTCCGCATCGCAGAAGAGGACGGCTAGGCCAAGGCCACTCACCAGGGGCGTATTGTGCGTAGGGATCATGCCATGTCCGGCCAGATACAGATGCGATGGGGAATCAACTGCAATGCATTTGACCGGAACTGAAGGTACCGAGCGTACCGAAACAATCTGGCGTGTTAAAGACCGTGGGCGAATGGCGGGCCGTGCCTTTTGCCGTAATCGCTTGCGGGTTAGCCGAAATACAGGCGTATCAGCAAAGGCATAAAATTGTATCCGATAGCGTTCACCATAATCTTTCCCATTGAGCCGTGCACGATCTGTTATCAGTTTTGGAATCAGTCCCAAACTGCGAATTAACTCCAGAATGCCATCGCGTAAACGCGGCTTGACGGTCACAATTTCACATTGCCCTGTTGTCGAGACAGAGCCATCAGTGTCCATCAGACCTTGCAGTAAGTCAAAGCGTTGCGGAATACTTGCCCGAAGATATATGGCAGGAATATGTTTATTGTTGAGCACATCAAGACATCGGAGATGCTCATGCACAGAATATGGTGGTGTGGCAGGCCGTGGTAACCCATGACTGCGTGCATAATCAGTGAGTTGGGCACACCGCCGACAATATTTCCCTGCCGCATCCTCCCAGACTAGGGCATCATGGCCCCGTAAACAGGTCCCCCCACTCCGTCGATGCCTTTTTCCTAGCCGCGCACGTAAGACTGCAGGGCGTCGTGTGTCTTGCTGTAGAGACCCTATTTCACAATACGCTTGCAGATGGGTCAGTAATTCGATGTCATCGCGGTGCAGTGTGATCCGTCCACTATCACTATCCCCATCGCCTAACCATACCCCAAGAAGATAGGGGGCAATGGGTAATTCTTGCTCAGGAAGTACCAAAGGCAAGGCCACAGGAATGGCATGATTCCGTTCTTGATGAGTTGAACGATTCCCGACGGTTAAGGTTGACGCAATCTCTTCCGTTGTCCACAGTCGATGCCCATGCTCTGGCTTGCGTGTCATCGTCTTCCACAGATGCTCTGCATCAGCAATGATCGTTTCCCCATCCGAAAAATATACTTCATAGCAAAGATGATCGAGCATCACATCAGTAGCAAAGGTTACATGACATGGCTTCCCATGCTCATCAAAAACCTCATCTCCTTCGCTGAGTTCTCCCATTGTACACCAGCCCTTTGGTGTAGGAATTGGCGTATCTATAGCCAGAGCCTTCCCATTTTTCCTTGGGACATATAGTACCATTTCGCGGTACCGGCGCACCTGGCGGCCTTGCGTATCGGTGCGTTGCCAGCCAAACAGGTTGGCGATGACCGCCTGTTGCCACGCTTCCAGCACAAACGGTTGCCCAGCCACGGCGCCCTCAATGTGATGCAGGCACTCGGGGAAGAACTCAAGCATACGCTCCGCAATCGCTGGTTCAAACCAGGCATCGCCTGCGGTGGCGATGCTGTCGTAGCCAGGAAGCTGGCGCAGGAGCTTCGCCCATGCGGCAGAAGGGGGCTTATGCCCGGAAAAA